CCGTTGCCGATCCTGACCACGCCGCCGGTGCAAAGCAGCCGCACGCTCCAGCGGTGGCTGGCCGCGCCCTGCAGATCCGGGAACGGGTAAAACAGCGCCAGCGCGTGGCTGCCGCGCACCAGCCGCTGGGTGGGAACATACGTTCCGATGAGCGAATCGTCCATGTAATACCGCACCGTCAGCGTCAGCGCGGCATCGCGTTCCAGGGCGGCGGCAGCGTCCGTGGGCAGCGTTTCGTCGGTGCTGGTCACGGGCAGGTCGACCGTTTCGGTCTCGGGTTCCGCCGTCAGCAGCAGCTGCGCAAGGAACATTGCCGAGGTGTTTTGCGTCGTGACAAAGGTCAGATTGGCCGCGCTGATCTCCGCGCCGTCGCCGCGCACCACCAGGTCAGACCCGTTAGAAAAGCTGTAGTAGATGACTTTGTTGGCTGCCGTCTGCTTTTGCAGGCTGCGCAGCCGCGTGTCGGTGCGGGTCGTGCCGGTCAGGTAGGGGTTCTTGCCCACGCCCTTCAGCGTCTGGGTGCCGCGGAACTTCCAGACCAGGTGCGTCACCAGCGTCTGGGGCGCGCCGTCCTTCGTCGGCACGGTCAGCCGGTCGCCCAGTTCCAGCGCGGGGTCGCCGGGCAGCGTCACGGTCATGGGCGTATAATCCATATTTTGCAGCCGGGCAAACAGCGCGTCGCAGATGCCCTGCTTCGTGCTTGGCAGGCCGCTCTCGGCCAGCGGCATGTCGGCGATGGTCATGGCCAGGCCGCTGTCGCCCTCGGTGCCTGCGGTGTAGCTGTCGTCGTCTGTCTCGATCGTCAACGCCGCATAATGGCAGGAGAAGTCAGATATTTTTGCGTTGGTGCGTGCGTTTTCACCAAGCGTCGCGCAGGGTGCCCCGCCAAACTGCCGCACGACGAGCCGCCCAAGGCGGTTGAACGTCGCAAACCCGGCCAGCAGCTGCGCCACCGCGCCCGCGCAATCGCGCCAGGTGGACACATGGTAGCCCGCGTCCAGCTGGCGCAGCAGTTCGGCGTTGGGCGAAAGCGCGCGGATCTCGGCCTCGGTCTGGCCCAGCTCGACGCCGCAGGTCTCGGCGATCTGGGTCAGCATCGCGTAGGCGTCGCCCTGGATGACGCTGCCCGCGAGGGGCCGCTCGAGCTTGAGCATGTGGTCGTAGGCGGTCAGGCTGACGACGGCGGCGCTGCGCTCGGCCTCGGCGACGGTGTAGCGGCCAACAGGCAGGGTGTACCAGCTGCCGTCGGGCAGGCGAAGTTTGTAGTCAATTTCCAGCGCTGCATCGTAGAAAGCAGCACTCGAAAGCTCGGTGCGCAGCTGCAGCGACGCCTGCCCCATGTACACCCCGCCGAACGCCAGCTCCTGCCCAGACACGCACTGGTTGTCCACACAGACCGACCCGGCAAGGACCGCGCTGTCGTCCAGCGGGATCACGCCGCCGTCGGCCAAGGTAAGCCTGCCCGCCAGCCCGTCGGTGCGGGTGGGCGCGCGAATGGCGGTTTGGTATTGTTTGGGTGTGTTGTGCATTTGGTTTCCTTTCTTTTTGGGCTGTCAATGGGTGGCCAACCAGGGCCGCCGCCTTACCAACGGCAACAGAGGATTTTGGCCCCGGAGAGGTCAAACGGAGAGGAAGCAAAAAGCGTTAAGAAACGTGCAGCACTCCTGCACGTTTTAGCTTTTTGCTTCCTCGACTACCTCTTTGGGGTTCCTAGGGGCGAGCAGCCCCTAGGCCGGGCCTCCCGCGCTATCGGAAGTAGCGGGACCCTTTTCGGTTCCTTTTGGGGTTCCAAAAGGAACACACAGCGGGTAGAAGCCCACTAAAAAAGGGAGTCACCGCAAGGTGGTGACTCCCGGCCAGGCATAAACAAAATCAAAACTCAATCAAATCCACCGCCACCTCCCATACGGCCTGCCCCTCACGGGCGGCTTTCAGGTTGGCGGTACGGTCGCCCGCGTACATTTTTGCGGTGCGCATGGCTCCGAAAAAGTAGGCAACCTCGAAACTATCCGGCGTTACAGCGTTCAAAATCCGTGCGCAATCGGCGGTGGAAAGCGCCGCCCAGCTGGCAGAGATCTTGGCGATGCCCTCCCGCACGCGGTTGCGCAGCATCACGCCGTCCTCGGTGCGGCCGGTGTCGCTGCTGTCCAGGTCGGAAAGCTGCACCTTGTACTCGTTCGGGGCGGGCAGCGCCACGCCGTCAATGAGCAAAATGTCCATGTTCTTCACCTCCCGCCGCTGCGCAGGCTGCGCCGCCGTTCGCTGTTGGCGATGACGCTGTCCAGCAGCTCTTCGCCGATGTAGACGTTGATGGCCTGGCCGTCGCCGGAGCTGTTCCAGCCGGACAAAACCTCGGCCATCGCCTGCCGGATGGTGCTCAGCGGGGCTTCGACGTTGGTGCCCGCGCCCTGGTCGCCAAGCAGCGCAAGAAACTTGCGATTTGGCGGGATGACCGCTCCCTGCGCCAGGGCCGGAACAGGCAGATCTTCCAGCCCGGCCACCATGGGCAGACCCCGCGTCAGGCTGTGATTTGCCAGCGAGCCAAGCGCACCGCCCGCCGCGCTGCGCACCGAACCGATGCCCGCCAGCAGGCCGTTGATGGCGCTTTGGATGCCGCTGATCATGCCGCGCACAACCGACAAAATGCCGCTGACCGCGCTTTGGATCGTCGAAGTAATTTTGCCCCATACCGCTGTCACTGTGGCGGCCATCGCGTTCCAGGCCGCGGCCCATTGCCCCTGCAGGACGGAGGTCAAAAAGTCCGCCAGCCCCTGCAAAATCGTCAGCCCGATATTGACAGCATCGGCCACCAGACCAAACGCCACGCCAACAACAGACGCAACACCGTTAAATACTTGTGCTGCCACCGGCCCCAGTGTGGTAACAAGCCAGGTCGCCAGCGGCATGAACACCGTGTTCCAGACGGTCAGCACCAGGTTCATCACCGCGCCCAGCGCCAGCGTGACCTGCTGCCACAGGGGCTGCAGGTGTTCGCTCCACAGCGTGCCGAGGAGCGAGATCAAGTCCGTTAAAACGGGCTGCAGCACCGTTTGCCACAGGGCGGTCAGCAGCCCGGTCAGGCTCTGAAACGCCTGCACCAGCCCGTCCAAAATCGGCTGCCCGTAGGTCTGCCACGCCGCCGCGATGCCGTCCATCACGCCCTGCCAGATTTGCAGCAGCAGGGCCAGCGCGGGCTGCACCACGGTGTTGACCAGCTCCCCCACCAGGCCGCAGAGCCACACAAAAAGGTTGCCCAAAATTGTCATGGCCGTGCTGATGGTTCCGCCCAAAATCGGGGCAAAAGCCTGCGAAAAACTGTTGGCCACCCCGGGCAAAAACACCGTCAGCAGATAGTCGGCCAGCGGCTGCAGCGCGCCGTTCCAAAGCTCCAGCGCCGCCGCGCGCACCGGCTCCCACACGGCCAGCGCCGTTTGTTTGATCTGCTCCCACGCGGCCTGCCACGCCGCAATGGCCGGGCCGTAGTAGCTTTGCAGATACAACCAAAATCCATCCCTCGCATCGCGCAACGTTTGCAGCGCCGCCTGCCAGATGCCAACTTCCCCGTCCGCCTTGGCCTTGCTGCGGCCGCTGCCGGTCTTGCGCGCACTGCCGCCCGTTTTGTTCGCAGCAGCGTTTGTTTTTGTCGTCGCCTTCTCGGCGGCAGGTGCGGCCAGCCGGTTGATCTCGTCAAATTTTGCCAGCGTGCGGGCGCTCTTCACGCTTTGGGCCGCAGCCGCGCGCAGGCTCGTGCGCAGCTCGTCCACGGCGGTGCGGGCGTCGGTGCCTGCCGTGCCCACCTTTGCCAGTGCCGAGGCAATTTTTTCAAGACTGCTTCGCAGCGCCGTGCCGGGCACCTCCAGCGTCGAAAGCTCGTCAAACGCAATCGTTTCCATCCCCTCATCCCCTCTCTTTGTCGTTTAAAAGTGCGAGCAGCCGTTGTTTTTCTGTGTCCATCTCGGGGCTGGCCGGGCGGCGCAGGTCCACCTCGGCGCGGTGGGCACGGTAGTAGTCGCGCTCCCACGGTTCTAGCTTTTTGCCGCGCCGCAGCTTGTCCCGCAGGGCCACCACCGTGGCAAACGGCCCGTCGGCGATGCTGTCAAACCAGCCCAAAAAGCTCCACCAATGCAGGTGCGGCAGCGCGCGCAGGTCCTGCCCGGCCGCACGCGCCACCCCCGCTGCGATCAGTGCCGCGTCCTGCTGCCAGTCCATCAGGCGGGGTGCAAACGGCCCGGCATCCGGGCGGCCCGCCTGTATAAATGTTGCCATCTGCTCACAGGCTTCGCGGTAATTTTCCGGCGGTATGCAACCAAAATCCTGGTAGAACAGTGCCAGCGCCACATACCAGCGCTCGCTCTCGGTCAGCGCGGGGTCAGCCGAGCCGTCCAGCCAGCGCAGCAGGGCCAGCACATCCCGGAAATCACTCCGCACCCGCCAGGCCCGCCCCGCAAACCGCACAGCTTCGGGCAGCGCCCAAAGGTCCGGCGTCATGCCTCGCCCCGGGCCGCACGGGCCGCGTCGGCTTCGGCGCGGGCGGCAGCGGCGGTGCTTTGCAGATGCTGCGCGGCGCCGTCCTGCAAAATCGGCGTCAGCGCGTCCAAAAGGTTCTGCACCACGCGCTTGCCGTTGGCCCCGGTGCCCGCCAGGTTCACACCCTCCAGCACCTTATCAAAGTCGTTTTCCGCCCCAAAGATCTCGGTCAGCAGTACCTTGATGCGGCGGTCGTAGTCGTTCAGCAGCGCAAGCCCCTGCTCAGCGCGGGCGGGGTCAGGCTCTGCGGGCAGGGCCTTCAGCTTTTCGGTCAGCTCGGCATCCAGCGCGTCCAGCTGCGGCGCGGCGGCGAAAAACCAGTGGTACAGGTTCGGGTCGCCGGGGTTGAAGCGCAGCACCGCGCGGTTGTTGATGAGATATTCCTGCATGCCGGTATCAATGGTCAGGTTTTGCATTTTTTACTCCTTTCTCGTAAGCGGCGGGCGTCATTCAGCGGTGAACTTCTTCGTCTTAATGTCAAATTTTCCCTTACGCTTCACGCCGGTGTAATGGACGTTGAACGGGATCTGGTAGCCGGTGGTGTCGCCGCCGTAGCTGACGATCTCAACGTAGCATTCCTCGCGCACGGCGGGGTAGCTGTCGTCGGCGGTCTCGCCCCAAAGCTTGACCTCGACGATGTCGGTTTTCAGGTCATCGAGCACCAGATCGCCGTCGATGATGGCCTGCAATTTTTCAAACAGCGGGTCGCCGGCCTCGGCGTAGTAGGGGCTGACCTCGCCCTGCTTCTGGTAGCCGTCGATGGTGACGGACGTCTGGCCGAGGATGTTGGATTTTTTCTCAACGTTGGCGGTCAGCTCGGGGCTGTATTCCTCAAGGTCGGCGCCCAGTCGGCAGTAATTTTCTTCGCCGCCAAAGCCAGCGTTGAGGTAATGAGCCATGTATCTACGTTCAATTTTCATGTTTTGCTCCTTTTCGTGTCAATATTGAATTGTGTATTCAGCCAGCACGCGGATGCTGTACAACGCGGTGCCGCCCGGGTCGGCGCGGTCCAGCTGGCCGCCGTCGGTGCGCAGCTGCTCGGTGACAGGCTCGCAGTTGCCCAGCCGGGGCGCGCGGCCTGCGGCGCTTTCGGCGGCGACCCATGCTTGCAGGCCCGCCAGCCGCTGCGCGTTGGCAAGGGCCGTTTCGCCGTCGCCCGCCGGTAAAGGCAGGCAGAGACGCAGCAAAAATTCAGCACGGCAGCGTTGTTTTTGACGTCCCAACAGGTCTGCTTTGCTTTGCAGGATCTTGACCCCGCGCAGGTACAGCCCGCCCGTGCCCGGCCGCGGCCCGCCCTGCGACCACGCGAGGGGGATGTCCCCCAGGGTGGGGGCACGGGCCAAAAAGTTCAGCATTTCTTCCAGCATTTGGTTGTCCTTTCGTTTTTGTGGTTGATCAACAATAAGCTTACGGTCAGTGCAAGGTGTTTCGCACCCCCTACAGCATGTGGCTCCCCTCGAGGGGAGCCACAGACCGTCGAAAAAGTGCTCTGTAGGGGCGCACAGTGTGCGCCCGTGTTCGTTTCCTGCATGAGTAGCTTTCCCGGAAATGCGTTGCCACGTCAAGCTTCCGGGCGAACAATGTTCGCCCCTACAGTCTCTACGATGGGAAAATGGTTTTTTGACAAACTGTAGCTCCCCTCGAAGGGGAGCCATTAAACCCGTGTAGGGGCGAGCACTGCTCGCCCGGGCAATCTCGCATTACCGTAAAACTCCCCGGGCGGATATAGAATCCGCCCCTACGTACCAAAAATTTTGGCCCCGGAGGGGTCAATGTGGAGAGGGGCGAAAAGGCGTTAAGGCAACACCGCACTCATCTTGCCAATCTCCCCGCTCCCGCGCCGCCGGCGCTCCACCAGGCCCCAGCCTCCACATGATGCAGCCCGCCCCGCAAATATAACGGCAGCACGTAGGTAATTACGCCCAAGCCGTCCACCTCGGCCGGTACGAAGCCGCCCCAGTCGGCCCAGGCCATCTCGGGGCCGTCGCCCAGCAGGACCCTATCCCCCGCCGCCAGCTTGTACCCGGTTCCAAACCGCGTCCGTTCCGTCTCCGGCACCACCAGCAGCATCGCCGCGCCGCGCTTGGCACCGGCTGCGTCGGGCACCTCGCGGCTGCCGAGCTGGCAGAACACGTCGCGCAAAACAAACCTGTCGACGCGCTTTTTCACCGCAACCGGGTGGTAAACCGTCACCGTCTGGCCGTACAAACCGCGCTTAACCATGCACCCACCGCCCGATCTGTAAGTAGTAGCCCGCCTCGTGGCGGTAGTGCGCGGCGCGCAGGGCCACCGTGGCGGGGCACAGCTCGGGCGGGGCGGCGTAGGTCTCGCTCACGCTGCCCACGGTCACTTTGGTCAGGCCGCGCGCGGCGTCCTCCTGGTCAAACTCGTACATCGCATCGGCGACGGCGCACGCCGCCATGGCGTTGGCCTCGGTGGGGTCCAGGCCGGGGCGGGGCGTCACGACGTAAACGTCCCGCATGCGGGCAAGCTCGGCCTGCGCACGCCGGATCAATCGCGGAAAGTCCCCCTCCGGGATGTCCTCGCCTAGATAATTTTCAACGTAGTAACGATAATCCGGCACTGTTGCAACCTCCTTATGCCTTGAACTTGGCCAGCACCACCTTTGCCTCGTTAGACAGCACCGCCACGTAAAATTCGTCGGCGGTGATCTCGGTGGTGCGTGTCTTGGGCTTGCGTTCGGTCTCGATGTTGACCTCGCGCTTGCGGTAGATGGTCAGTGCCGGGATCTCGTCGTCGACCTCGGGGTCGTCCTCGAGCTTGACGATCGGGCAGGCGTAAATTCCACCATCCAGCGGCACTTTTTTGCTGGGCACCAGGCGGCAGCCCGCGATCATGCCGATCTCGCCGGTCAGCGCAACGCCGGGCGTGTACTTGTCAGCGCTCAGGAAATCGGGATTTTTGCGCAGCTGCGTGACCTGTTTGGGGTGGATGAACATGACCTTTTCGCTGCACCCCATCTCGTCCTCGAACAAGTCAACGGCATCGACGATGGCGTCGTAGCTGATGGTTTTTGCCGTACCATCGTAAATCAGGCTGGCAGTCTGCAGGGCGTCCATGCAGTCGCTGTCGATCTTGGCAGCGATGGCCAGCGCCAGCTGGGTGTTGGCCTCGCCCACGGGGTTGCCGTAGCCGGACAGCACGGCTTCGTCGGTCAGGCCGATGCCCTTCATGGCCTTTTTGATGGTCGCCTTGCGGGTGGAAGTAGTCATCTTTTCAATGACCACTTCGCCGCCCTCGGCCACGTCGGCGGCGTCGCCGATGTAGGTGTACGCGGGCACGGTGATGGTATCGCCCGGCACGCCCGCGAGGGTGTCGTCGATTTTAGCAAACGGTGCTACGCGCAATTTTTTCGGAATCCGTGCAGACACCATGTCCGCCATCACTTCGGGGTCGATCATATCGGAAAGCTTAGTAATAAAATCTGCCATGGTTGTTTGTCCTTTCTTGTTTGCGTTTTTTGTAATTTTGTTCGGTTTTGTGTGTTGTCAGCAGGGGCGCCGCGCTCAGCCAAGCGCCGCCCGCAGCAGGGCATACCCCTGCGGGTCCTCGCGCTTGAACGCCACCCGCTCACGGTAGCTCATCCGCTCAAAGGCCGCGCGGTCAGGCTCCACGGGCATGCTGCCGGTCCCGGCCGCATAGGGCGCGGCCTCGGGCTTCTTGTCCAGTTTTTCTTCACTCATTGTTCTCACCTCCCTTCGTGGTCGGCATGTACTTTTCGCGCACGGTGCGCAGGTCGTCCTCGGTCTCGGCGGGCAGATTGTAGTACCACGCCAGCGCGATCTCGGGGCGCAGCAGCCCGTCCGTGACCATCTCGCGCTGCTCGGCCCAGACGCGTGCACGGTCGTAGAGCACACCGTCGCCCCAGTCGATCTGCACCGGGTCAGGCATCCAGCTTTCGCCGTACAGGCTGCTGTCCAGATCCGCGCAGACAAGCAGTGTCGAGTCAACGCAATCTTGCCACGCACGCTGCAAACTGCGGATGGTCAGGTCGTAGTCAACGCTCGTCGCAGCGATCTCGGTCGCGGTGCGCGGCTGCGCTTCAGCCTGGGTCTCACTTAAAATGCCGCGGCGCAGGCCGAGCAAACTCTCGCAGCTGCGCAAAATATCCTGCTTGCGTGCCAGATAGCTGCCCTCGCGCAAGGTCGGGCTGTAGACAGTCACGCCCACGTTGGCGGGGTCATCGGGCAAGCCGACAAACAGGTCGTCCCGCAGTCCGCGCTGGCCGGAAGCATCGGGGCGCAGCAGATCCTCGGACGCAAACACCCGCGAAGCGCCGTTCAAAAACTCGTGGTCGAGCTGGTCCTCGCACCGCGCCAGCGCGTGCATCAGGCCCACGGCAGGCGCGTAGATGCTCACCGGGTCGGCGCTGCCGTCCACGCAATTGACGGTCGGCATCCGCAAAACGCCCAGCCCCAGGCCGGTCACGCCGCTCAAAATGCACTCGTCGGAAAGGTTCGCGCAGGCGGGCAGCGTATCCAGCGGCACGCGGCGTCCCAGCGCCTGCCCGCTCACCTCAAACAGCCGGTTTTCGATTTTTGTACTCTCGCCCAGGTCGCTCCGACGCTCCAAAAGTACATATTTTTTACCGCCTGCAAAAAAGGTCTGCATCATGCCTACGCTGGTCAGGTTGCCCATGCTGTCCCGCCCCAGCGGCAGATAGCAGTCGCGCCGGATGGGCACGATCCTGTCACGCATTACCTTTAAAAGACATTCGCCGCCGATGAAAGCATATTGCATCGCGGTTTTTGCCACATCATTCAGCGCGTTCAGGTACATACGCCCTTGCCACGCGCTCTGCGTGCGGCCATGCAGCTCGTACTCGGCAAAAACCGTTCGGCATAGTTTCGATACGATAAGCACAGCCAGACGGCTGCTGTCATCCTCGCCGCTGCGAGGCGTGCCGTAATATAAATCCATCCACTCCCGCACCGCCGCCCGCATCCTTACCGACGAGCAATCCCCCTTCCCAAACGCCTGCTCCAAATAATTTTGCATATTTCCTCCTTTTGTTTAATCATATAGATTTTTATTGCGTTCCTCTAAAAGCTCCCCTCGAAGGAGAGCCTTTAAACCCGTGTAGGGGGGGGAGCATTCCCCCCGGGCGGAACCTGGCCACAAAACAACACC